CTTTTCCCTTGATGGATATTTCTGACGAAAATTTTATGTCTGTGGCTCAACAACAGAGTGGAAGACATTTCACCACGTTGGGAGCTGCTGAACACAAGCGTTCACCACCAACCACTACCAAATTAGAGCGATCACCAATTTCTCCTTTGTTGCCTTGGCCCACTGCCAAGATTCCTGCCAAACTAAGACCTTTTTATGACAAAAATGGGACTTTTATAGATCCATATCAAAAAGCTCTTGGTAATTATGCTCCTCCGATGCCTCCTATGCCTGAACTAATGTTGTTCAAAGCTAGAGATAGCTATATAGAACAACTGAGTTCTCTATGGACGATTGATGGCACTAGAATTACTCGTGTCCTCAGTTATGAGGAAGCTGTTCTTGGCATAGATGGTTTAGAGGAATTTCCTGCGATTAGTCGAAGTACCTCAGCAGGTTATCCCTTGAATACCAGAACTGGAGGATATCCTGGAAAGCTTAAAGGCAAGTTTGCAATTTTTGGAGATGATGTAAATATTAATATTTACACTCCCCAGGCTTTGGAATTTAGAAGAACTGTGGAAGAAATTGTTGCCGATGCAAAAAATGGAAAACGCTCTAGTCACATTTTCTGCGATGCCTTGAAAGATGAATTGAGAACCGTTGAAAAAGCAGAAGAAGGTAGTACAAGGTTGTTTAATGCTGGTCCCCTAGCTCTTCATGTGTGTTTCAAAATGTATTTTGGAGCTTTTGACGGTTTTTTTCAAAAGGACGAAAATTCTGAATGGTTCCGCAATAGCTGTCAATCCTTACAGAGATGATTGGAGGAAAATGGTCGATTATCTTTGTGAAGCAGCTATTTCAGCGAAACACAGAAACTTTGGAGCTATAGATCATTCCAAATTTGATTGTAGAGAAAACGGTTTTGTGCATTTATTGATTTTGGATATTATTGAGCGATACTATTATGAGAATAATGGACCCTCTTTAAATTCTAATTATAATAGTGAAAAGACTGTGAGAAAAGTTCTCTGGTGCGAGGTTTTGAATTCAAGACATGTATGGAATAATCTGATATATGAATGGGATTCCTCATTACCTTCTGGGTGTTCTTTGACTGCCACAATCAATACCATGTATAATAATATAGCTTTCAAATATTGTCACCTGAGAGCAGTGGAAAATTCGAAATATGATCCAAACGATATGCGAGTAATAGCATTGGGAGATGATTGTATTTTTTCAGTTTCAGATTCCATATCTCAGCTGTTGAATGAGTTTACTGTCCCTATTTACATGAGTGAATTGGGATTGAAAAGTACTCGTGAAGACAAAAGTGAAGGAGAAGAAGGAGGACATATTTTGCGCCCTCTTTCGGAGTGTTCTTTCCTTAAAAGAAATTTTAGGGAGGAACAAGTTGTTGCTCAGAGATGGGTAGCTCCTCTTTCGCTTTCGACAATTTTGGAGATGCCCATGTGGTGGAGAAAAACTACCACAAAATGGGAAGACTTGTCTCATACTACCCAAACCGCTTTGGATGAATTGAGCCTTCATGGTCACGCAGTTTATTCGAAGTTTGGTCCTCCATTGATCAAAG